ACCATTGCTTTCTCCAAATAATTTATCTTCTGTCCAAATTGAAAAATCCATGTTATTCATTTTAGAATAACTTTCCATTGCCTCTAATTTTAATTTCTCATTTTTATCTTGTAATTTATAATTAGATTTTACTTCTATAATATTTGTAAAATATTCTTGCCAATAATCTCTATTATAATTCGCCTTAGCATTACAAGAATTACATAAAGTAATTAAATTAGAAAATTCACAATTTTTTTTGATATAATCAATATGATGGACATTTAATCTCTCAGATTTTCCCCAACAATCAGGATTTTGACATTCAAACTTATCCCTTTCCTTAATCATAAATTTGAATTCTTCAACCCAATCTACACAATAGGGCTCATTAGCAGTTCCGCCTCTCCAATTCGGATTCAAAGGGCCGGGTCTTGCTATCTTCTTTTTAGTTTCTTCAGAAAGTTTTCTTCCCCTACAAGACTCACTTATTCTTTTTGAATACTCAGGATCATCTCTAAATTTTCTCCTTATTATATTCCCTATCTTAATCCTTTCTTGAGGGTTATCCCATCTCTCATTTGCTTTAAATCTTAGAACCTTTTTAGTCTCTTTAGAATGTTTCTTGAATTTAAAAACATTTTCATGCTCTTGACAATATTTCTTCATAAATTTACTGTGAGATTGCTTAAATTCCTCTGAATGTTTCTTACCAAAAAATCCATTTTTATTGCCTATTCTTAATTTAGCCTTCTCAGATATCTTTCGTTTTGTTTCTTCGCTATGTTTTTTTCCTCTACGAGAATGCGTAAAAATAAACCTATTTCCAGACTTTGTCCTATTTCCACATCCGCATTCACAAAATTTTCTTCTTACAAACTCTCTATAACCAACCATCCCTCTCCCTTCTTCTAAATAATATCAGATCATGACGTTGATTTTCTTCATTATAAACCCTAGCATAATCCCCTGTAAGTTTTTCATTTTTGAGAATAGGATGATCATGGATCAACTTTGCATTTTCTGCAAAAATATATCTTCCCATTTCTTTACACCTTTGCGTAAGCTCTACATCACAATATGTATGCCGATATCCTGTATGAAAAAACTCTCCCCCTAATAAAGGAAGAAGTTTTTTATGAGCCATCCAGTGGGTTGCTAACAAATTCCCATCATGAAATCCATCGTTCAGCCCTACCATGCCCCAACCATTTGGGAGCCCTTCTGAAGCCTCGAACGCCCTCAGGATCATTCCTGTTTGAGGAATCGTATCATCACCCAAAAACATAACCCAGTCATATTGAGACTTTTCAACTAGTCTCTTCAGCATCTTAGGACAACCAATCCGATCCTTATCTTCTTCCCAGATTATCTCAAACTCATAAGGACCTTCACATTCTAACGCCTTAACGCATCTATATGCGCCCTCTGGACGAAGAATAGGAATTAATATTGATACTTTCCATTGGTTCATTTTAATATTTCTTTCGAAAAAATTTTAAACAGATACCTTAAACCACCCTCGTGATCCGTTGTAGATCTGATAAATTCTACATTTTTTGAAGTCAATCCTTTGAGATATTGTTTAACATCCTCTTTTGACTCTAATTCAACCCTATACATGCCCTCTCCGTCCAGTCCACAGGTCTGAAAAAAAGTCTCTTTACTTTTGGCAAATAAGTTTGATATAACCTTATTCACCTTATTTCCCATCTGTTTCTCTAGCCACATATGGACGTTCATACAAAGAGCAAGATCAACTTCTTCAAATTCCTCATCCTCTTTTACTCCTTTTTTTAATCCAATTTCATTCAAACCAAAAATATACTTCAGCTTGTTCAGAAACCTAAACATATATGGATCTGCCTCATACATCAAAACCTTCTCTAATCCGAAATGCCTTAGAAGATTAAATGAACTATAGCCCGCCGCACAGCCAATATCAATAAGTGTTTTAGGATTTGATTGCGAAATGGTATCTAATATATCGAAAAATTCACCGGAAGTATCCTTATGAAAAGGAGTTGTTTTTAGATATGGAATATCAAGCTCATGATAAGTCTTTCCTTTATGTGCAGCAGAGCCATCAAAATACATCCTTCCAAACTGAGAAATGAGCCCTTTCAATTCACCAATAGAACTCTTTGCCTCTTGAATAATAGGTATCATTTGATTTTTAATCTGCTCAAAAGCGATACTATCATCAATTCCATATACCGAATTAAGTCCATCTGGGGTTCCTACTTTTAATCCATCAGTCTGTGCCCAGTAAAAATCAATCAGCTTAATTTTTCTGTCTTGCTCAAAAAATAGCAGGTTCCCAGGATTAATATCCCGGTGATTGATATTCTTTCTCTTTAATATCTCTAATATATAGTCAAGCTGAAAAATAAACTCTTCTTCAGAGATAGTAAATAAAACCCTCTGGATATTCTCTTTAAGTATACCCATAGAGCTACCCAACGGAAAACTATACCTCTCCATTAAGTAACCATTATCATATACCTGTAATATTCTAGGGCAATAAGAATTAGCGACAGAATTTCTAAATTTTTCTAGACAATGTAATTCGTTTTCAACCGATGATAGTGAATTAATCTCATTATCAAAGTATCTTTTTGAGATCGTATCGGTATAAAATGTTATCTTAGATTGATTTGCTATTCCTGCTCTCAACTTTAGATCCTTTAATTACGTTTAATTTTAAATTCTATAGGTCTGAGACTAACGAGGCTCGTTTTAAACTAAGTTTAGGTATAATCCCATAGGGATTTTTATAAACCGTCTATTTAACTCTTAGTATGATTTTATAAACGTCCATCCCCAAGGATTAAGTCTTCAACAAAATCCTCAAGAGCTATAGCCATCGCCAATGCTGCCTTTTCAGGGGTCCGATCTCTCCCTATAACAACAGGCCATGCAGGACATCTCGCAACATACTCACGAAGGTCTTTATCCCACTCAATCAATAGTTTTGTATTTATTCGTCTCCGAAGGTTTATCCTCATATTTAGTTCTTTTCAATTAGCAGTCTATACTGATATGTATACTGCCACGTTTTGGTATCATGGTCATATACAGGAGGAATACAGAATTCTCTAAGCATCGCAAAAACAGCATATCCAACCACCGTCGGAATCGCATCATCAAAAAGCGCCGCAAGATAGGTTCCTATATCATATATGGTTGATGCACTGGTGTTCTGATCGTAAATATCAAACTGAACCAGAATCTCCTCATACTCCTCAGAAAACCATGGATCATGAAAATCGTTGGGATACCAATGAATACAATAAGGATACGTTGGGCTCTGCGTGGCATATTCGAAGTAGAATCTCCCTCCAATAGCGGTGTTAAAACTGTTTCCCGCGTCCACCAACGCCTTCAATCCTGTATTAACAACTTTCATATCTATCTATCCTTGTGAGCCTGATTAAAAAATCTCAGGATTTTATTCATATTATTTTCCAATGCAGGTCTCAGAAAGGGTCGTGGTTTAATCTTCTGCGTCCCAAGTTCAAGATATCTTCCATATTCAACATTCGTCCCAACAACACAGACGGGATTTCCCCAGCTTTCATTAGGTCTTGAAACCTCATCACCAGCATGAGCCTTTGGTCCTATTTTAGAACCAGTTCCGTCAGAACATTGAAAAGTAATACTTGCCCGAAGCCGATCTGTATCAACCGCAGGAGGGTGGCCAGGCATTGAAGGATGGTGATATTTTGCGGGTCTCTTTCCTCTACCTTTCTGTCTTAATGATCCTCTATTCTGCTTCTCAGTCCGCGTCATAGACAACTTAATATATCTCTCTAATGTAACCCCTGCCTTATTCAGGGCTATATACTGTCTTTTTTTCATTTCTGTCGTCACTTGCTTGCCAAACCACTTAACAGACACTAGGTTACCTCTAAGAGATCAAACTGCCACTGTTTACCTAACTCAGCTACGTTATTGAAATAAACTATCTGAAATCGTCTTCCGTCATTCTGTTTCAAAAATTCCTGTTTTTCTGTTGGCGTCAAGGCAGGAGCCGGATCACAGACAAATCTATGAGTAGCATAAACCGTCTGCTTTCCAGTAATAAATCTTTTACTAGCAGACATAGTTCTTAGATTACCCTTAATTCTTCTCTGTCCACTCCACGAAGTCGTTAAGCCAGTTGCGGTATTTGTCTCAGAAGGATCATGAAGCTCCAGCTCTACCTTTCTCCCTCTCATGTCAGTCGAGGCCTCCGTTTGTATCTAGTTAAAATATCCTCGGCTTCCTTTGGAATTGGACCCTTATCAAACATTGCACCAAGATCTCCAGAACGATAACTTCCAGCACCAAAATTCTCCTCATCCCTCCTCTGCCAAAGATATTTTACCAAAATCTTAATCCCTAATTTTAAATCCTCTGGCATATTAGCTGAAGAGTATCCCGCCGTATAGTCGACAAAGATATTCTGATAACTTATGGGAAATCTTACGGGACGACGTATCTGCCCCCAATCCGCTCGAACCTCTATATCATACTCGGCTTCCTCTGGCATCGGTAGATATACCCAGTTATTATTAATGGCCGATAATGCCCACTTCTTCATCAGTTCCGTTGAGACGAAACTATTATAGGCGGTATTAAGCATCTGAGCTTCCCATCCACTGATAGCATCAACCGCCGTAACCATAGCTGACATCGTCGCATTAGTCGCAAAGGTTACATCTGTCGAATCAGCCGTTCCATCCTTAACAAGTCTTAACCCCGTACTTAAAACAGAGACTGACGCGGTGGAGTATGTCGAAGTATTTCGTATCTTAATAACATCCCTGATTCCAATAGCTACCCTATCTAGCAAAGTTATAGGATAATTATTTAGGTTGATCGTTCTATATCCCTTACCATCATATTTCTCTAGAGAATAAGCTGTCGATTCAAAAGTTCTTTGACAATAGATATTTGTCACATAGGCCTCGACAGCATCTCGTAAATCTGTAACTGTTGTAGTCGGATCTCCGGCCGGGACATCGCTAACAATAGAGACGGCAGCAGCATCATCCGCCTCCCATCCCATTGTTAATCCTGCATCCGACTCGCTATGATCATAGGCAATCGTATTCCCAGCGCCTGCACTGATAGTAAACTTTCGAGTTGTAGAAGAATATACCACGGTAAATGTAATTGTTCCAGTTCCCGTCAGAGTATTATCGGCATTCATTTGTGTTGCAAGCTGCGTGGCCAGAGTTGTCCCACTATAAGTTCCGTCTGTCAGCTCGGCATCCACTGGACCACCCTCTGAGCTGGTAAAATTCATTACGTCGTTAGACGAGGTAATATTAAAGTACCCCGCATCAACGTCCAAAAAACTCAATATTGCATCGTCCGAAACTATTGTCATATTAATTCCTCGCCACTCCCTTGAATTTCTCTATTGTCCGGAGCGCCCCCAAACCAAGCAAAGCCGAGACAAGCGCTATAATTCCCTCCGGTTCAGGTATCGGATATGGCAAGAGAGTTGAAGCGATCCAACATGCCTTCGTCCATAAAATCGCGGCCATAACATATTGTGGAATATAGTATGTTCCGATAGATATAGCACAGACCCAAATTACAGCAGGTCGACCGCCAGAAACAAAAACTGAAGGGTGTGCAGCCTCCTGCTTGCTAACCTCCATCTGCCCTTGCTGCGAGAGTGACTCTAATTCTAAAAGTTTTCCCTCGATTTCCGCCTTCTTTTCAGGAGAGATCTCTCCGGTTATAGCGGATCGAAGATCTTTGGCGAGGGAGCCAACACCCTCAAAAACACCCTTTACCCCTCCCAAAGTAATATCCTTAAAAATGCTTCCAAATATTCCCATATTTTTCTCCTAACAATACACCCGTATAGCTTCAACCGGATAATTTTCGTCTACTTGTATAGCTTCTTGATCTTTCCCTTCTACAACATATATCGAGCCGTCAGCAGAGATCCCAAATATAACAGACCCATATGAGCCGTTGAAAATTCCCCAGAAGGTCCCTA